CGTGTATGGCTGACATATTACAAGAATGGTGAACCTATTGAAGCGTGTGTAACGTACTTTGGTGACTTAGTTCTTGGCAAGTACAAAGACCCTAACTGGAATTATGCGAAAGGCAAGAACTTCTTACGCTCTCACAAAAAACCATTTACATTCCTAAACTACATTAACGATGGCCAGCATCTTATCGACATAACTACTCCTATTGAGCAAGCTAGCCCAATGCAGGAAATCCTCAACAAGCGAACACGACAAATTACTGAGAACGCTGACAAAGCTAACGGCACACTTGTTATCTCTACCTCATCAGGACTAACCAAAGATGACCTACAAAACTGGACAGGTGATCCTAATCAGAAGCTACTCATTAAGACTGGTGGCCAATCTGTTGAACAACTTGTGTATCAAGTACCACCACATGACCTACCAGCATGGGTTATTAACGATAAGGTAGACGCTCGAACACAAATCTTAACTATCATGGGAACTCCAACAGAGTTTACTGGTACGGAAGATGGCACACAGGGCGAAGGCTCACTTGGCCAATCAATGATGAAGAAGAACCAAGCTAGTGGCCGACAAGACTTGATACTTCGTGGTATCCACAACTTCTTGAACGAATACTATAACCAGCTCGTACAGATGATGGCAGTTTGGTATGACAAAGACCACTTCTTTGTATATAACGGTGGCGATGGTGACTTCGATTACATTACTATTAACCGAGATATGATTGAAGATGGCCTAGCTGTCAATGTTAAGGCTGGTATTGGTGCTGGTTCAGACAAGGCACGACAAGAAGCTATTGCACTACAACTACTCAAGATGGATAAAATATCTATCCTTGACGCATACAAAGACCTACACCTTGAGGGCGCACAGAACCGATACGACAACTATGCTAAAGAAAAGGCTGACCCAATGGGCATGGCACGTGACGCTATGGATCAAGTATCCGATGGCCGAGCATTTGTTGACTTTCACTAAGATTATGAACGGTGTTGATGTTAAAGACTTTACTGACCGCTCTAAAGAATACGTACTTACAATGCGCAAGCTCATGCTACTGATGAGTTCCTTGACGCAGACGCTAAGAAGCAGAACCGATTACTCAAGTTTGTTAAGAAGGTACTTGATAACGTAGAACGACGTTACGCACTAGACCAAGCTACACAATCTCAAGGCGTTGAAGCATTAGACCCAAGCAAACCATTCCCATCACTACAGCCGTTTAACCCTCAGACACAAATGGGACAAGGACAACCTGGTTCAATGGCACCTGGTGGCGCACCTGCTCCTGGTGGAATGCCTGCACCTGGCGGAATGCCTGCTCCTGGCGCACCTGGACAATTACCTCCTGGAGCATTACCCGTAAGCGCACTACAACAAGGNGCACCTGGCGGAGCTATGCCTNGTGGNTTAACTGGTGGAATACCTGCACCACAAGCTGGAACTGGNCTACCTAATATGGCTAATCCTGGCGCAGCAGCTCCACAAAACCCCTCTCAACTACCTGTGGTATAATACAGACATATAACAAGGAGTTTAGCCCATGAACCCTACACTCGATAGCATTGTAGAGCAGGCACTTGCCGAAACAGAACCAACTAATCAGGAGGTTGTTAAAGATGTGGACGAAAGCACAGCTGAAGAAGAAGCAGTTGAAACGAATGACACAACTACAGAAACAAAAGAAGCTGACGAAGCTGCAGAATCTGAAGCAGATGAGACTGCAGAAACTAGCGAAGAAGCAGATGGTGAAGAATACACAGCTGACGATATAGTTGCTGATGAGGAAGAGGAAGTATACAAAGAACCTAAGGTAGAACAACCTAAGGAAGCGGCTACTAATCTATCCCCAGAACAAGCNTACATATTTAATAANCTACCCGACATCAATGTTCAGGCAGCTGACGGCAAATACTACACAATTAAAGTACCATCACAACTACCAGCAGACTTTGAGTTTGCNAANAAGCGTGAAGAGATTATNTTTAACCAAAATGTAGCTGCACAAGAACTTAACGCACGTGATTTACAAAANCAGTACAAGACACAAGAAACGCAACGACAAGGCACTGAGTTCCAAGAAAAGGTTAATGCAAGCGTCCGAAGTGACGTAGCTGAGTTGCAACGTGAAGGTATATTCCCTAAGTTCAAGACTCCAATTGACAGCCCTAACTTTGAGAAAGACCCAGCAGCAGTTGAAATGCAAGCAGTCCTTGACCTTATGGAAACACGCAACTCTGGTTATTTAGAGCAAGCACAAAAGGGTCAACCATTTAGGTTTGTTGGTTTCAAAGAAGCCTATGATATTTACACAGCACAGCAAGCACGAGCTGAACGACAAAAGAATGTACGTAATGAAGATAGCGCACGTAAGACTATTGCAAAAAAGTCTAGCAACAGCGCTGGAGCTTACGAACCAAACATTGTTAAGCCTAGTGTACGACCTGGAACAACTACACGCGATCTACTAGCTGAAATAGACGCGATGGAATTTTAATTAAAGCAAAGAAAGAGAGGATAGAGTCATACATTTAAATTGGATACTATCAATACTAGCAATTATCGAAGAACGTGGTAAGCACCTTGCAGACGAGGAAGCTATATACCTTAGTGAAAAACTACCTTTAATGACACACCCACACCGTTACTTGGACGCAAAGGTAGCAGTACAAAAATTGCTTGATGAGGTTGGTCGTTACAAGAGCAAAAAGTAACTCTCTTGCAACTCGTTACTATGTAATGTAAAATGTAACTAGGCAATTACAGCAGCCCCCTAAATCAGGGCTGTTTTTTATTTGCGATAAATAAATTAACAAGGAGCTATATATGGCTGGAATGGTATTTACCGATAGGGTAACAGACATAACCTATCAAAAGATATTACCTTCGATTGTTGACCAGATCAACAACAGTAACATCTTCCTAGCTCGTGTTCTCAGCAAACCTGGAACATGGCTTGGAGTAACAGAAAACCAACCAATTGAGACTGCAAACAGTACAACTGGTGGTTCATTCAGCGGCATGGATACATTTCCTACGGCTGCAACAAACAATACTCGTTTAATGACATGGTATGTGTCAGCTTACGAGCAATCAGTTGTTGTACCTGGAATTGAAGCTGCTGTAAACGCAAACAACGAACGACAAGTTCTTCGATTGCTTGCAACTCGTATGGACGAAGCTAAAATCTCGGCTATGCAAAACATTGGTCAAATCTTCTACGGTCTTGGTGCTGGAAAAGACTTTGACGGATTAGGTAACATCGTAGATAACGGTACTTCTACTGCTAGCTATGCTGGTGTTACTCGAAGCGGTAACGCATTTATCAACGGTGACGTAACAGCTGTTACTAACGGAATCATTACTCTTGATTATCTATCAAGCGAATTCGACAACGTAAGTGCTGCTGGTTCTTCAAGCGAAAGCCCAACAATTGGTCTTACAACTAAGACTATCTGGACTTACATTGAAGGTCTTATTCAGCCAATGGTATCTGCACGATACGAAACTATGCAACTTCAGGGTTATGACCGCATCGACGGTAAGACTCCAAACGGTTCTGTAGTATCTGGTGCAAAGACAACTGGTATAGGTGGCTTCAACGCGTTAGTTTATCGCGCACGTCCACTTGTAGCAGACGACAATGCAACATCTCAGACGTTCTTCTGGCTTAACGAAAACTATCTTGAATTCAAGAGACTTATCGACTCAAGCCTACGTCAGATTCCTTCAACTGTTGAAGTTACTGAAGGTTTCTATAAGGACGTTCCAATGCCAAGTGCATTCCAATTCCGCGAAATGATCGCGCCTGTTAACCAGTACGGACAAGTTGGTCTCTTGCTCCTTATGGGGAACTTGATACATCGACAACCTCGACGTAACGGTAAATTAACTGGAATTACATCTAACTAAGGTTAGGTAGAAAGGAATATTATGGAAACAGGAATTCGAACGTTAACAAGCCAAGACCTTAATACAGTATCTTCTACACAACAAGAATCCTTAGGTGCAGTAGGTGCTACAGCTGATGGAAGACTTTTCAGATACGCTGGTTTTGGTTACGTAAGCGGAAGTTCAACTTTTAACCCTGGACAACTTATGGTTGCTCCAGCTGCTCCTTCTAACTCTACTGGTTTAACTATTACAGCTACAGGTACAGGTGGACAGGTTGCAGGTAACTTAATTGCAGGTTCTAAAACATTAGTAATTACAAACGGTTCTACAGCAGTATGGCAAGATGAATTTAAAGAAGGATATCTTGTAATTAATGTTGGTGGTTCTGGTACTTCATCAGTATACAACCTTAAGATTAAAGGTAACTCAGCTGCAGCAGCTTCTACAGGTTACATTACTGTAACTTTAGCTGACCCAATTCCAGCAAACGCTACAACATTAGTGCCTGGAACTGACACAGCATCTTTACGACTTAACCCATTTGGTTTTGTTATACCTAACACAACTGAAAGTAAAGCAGTAGGTTTAGTACAAGTACCTAGCACAGCAGCCACAGCAGCAGCTTCAGCTACAGTAAGTGCAGGTTCTTACGGATGGTTACAGGTTGGTGGATTTGCTACACTATTAGCAACTTCTGCAACTTTAGGATACCCAGTTGGTCAAGATGTAAGTACAACAGCAGGAAATGTAATTAACAAATCTAGCGGTACTACAACTGAAGAACTTGGCACATTCTTAACAGCAGCAGCTAACGGTGTTGCATACGCAAACTTACACATAGTTTAATAAAATATCCTTTAAGGAGGGGTACTTATGGCAATTATCAATAAAAACCGCCTAGTAGAGAAGTACATACAAGTTATCCGTTTGGACGGCTTGAATACAAACAAAAACGTAAACGTTGGTATCGCAGCGGGTGGCTCAACAGCTACCCTAAGCGTTGGTACTGGTGGAATTAACACTACTGGAAGCGTATCTGCAGCATCTGTTGCAGGTTCAACTCCAATAAGTCATTCACCTGTCGCTGTCAACGCAACTGCTACAGCAACTGCAGCACAAGTTGCAACTGGATATATTACTTCCACTTCAGCAGCTGCAGTAGCATTAACTTTACCAACCGCTACAGCTTTAGCTACACAACTAGGTGCAGTACAAGGAACAGTATTTGATCTTTACATAGATAACACAGCAGGTGCTAACACAGTTACTGTTACAGCAGGTTCAGGAATG